ACTGACGCAAATGTCAAGTATTTTGTGCGAAAAAGATAGAATAAATTTTTAGAGGCTCACGCCGCCCGCTGAAATACGGCCTCGAACATCTGCCCCGCCGACATAAAGCCGAGGATTTCCCGGGGATAATTGTTAATCCAGAGCTCGACGCGCTTAACCTCCGCCGCCGTCACTTTGTCAAAATCCGTGCCTTTCGGAAAGTGTCGGCGTATCATTCGGTTAATGTTCTCGTTTGTGCCGCGCTCACAAGAGCAATACGCATGACAATAATATACCTCCGTCCGTTTCCCGTTCTTTCGCCTCGCGCTCCGCTCGAGGCCGTCAACGTCCGCAAACTCCGAGCCGTTGTCTACGGTTATCGACTTGAATATCTGATAGAACGCCGCGCCGTAAAGCCGCTCGAGACGGTCTAACGCCTGTACGACCGTTTCGGCGCACCCGTTTTTTATTCTGATAATGATTTCCCGCCGCGTTACCCGCTCCGAGAGGACGAGGAGGCGAGCCTTTGTCTTTTTCTTGCCGACGACGGTATCCATTTCCCAATGTCCCGGCTCTTGTCGGTCGGCGACGTATTCCGGGCGTTGCTCTATGCTCTTTCCCGCGTTCGCCCGCTTCTGTTTCGGGCGCACTTTCTTATACCCCCGCTTTTCCTTGCCTTTTTCCGGGAGGTCTTTATTTGTGAGGTTTAGGAAAACGCCGTCGTCGATATACTTATAGAGCGTAGCTCTGCAAAAGGTAATCCCGAGATATTCGTATTCCTCGGAGCGCAAGAGGGCGCAGACTGCCGCCGGGGAGTAATTGTCGTTGATAATCTTGTCCTCGATAAACTGCGCGGCGGCGTGATTTTTACCAATCTTGAGAGGCGCACCTTTAGCCGAGAGCCCCTCTTGATAGCGAGCCTCGGCAATATCGGGGCTATATCTTTCCTCTGTCGTATAATCGGAGTTCAAATGCTCATAGCGTCCGCGCTTGAGCTCGCGGTATATCGTGCTGATGTGTACGCCGAGCTCGTCCGCTATTCTTTGCGGCTTATACCCGATGTTTACCCGAGCCTCTATCTTGAGGCGGTCGCTCCATTGTAATTGTCTGTACTGTTTTCCCATAGTGCGCCCTCCGTAAAGTCGAAAAGAGGGCGGTTTCCCGCCCTCTCGCCGTTACTGCGATAAAAACTCCTCTATCGCTTTTTTGATTATCTGCGCTTGAGGAATACCCTCGGCGGCGCATTTTTCTTTGAAAGCCGCCGCAAGCTCTTTCGGGACATAGGCCGTTACCGCGCCGTACGTCTTTTGGTTATACCTCTGCTTTACCGCCGAGGAGGTTTTAGTCTTTCTCTTTGTCTCTGCCATTTTTCCGCCTCCCTCGTATGGTAATAATAATCGAGATAATAGAAAGTGTCGCGCTAACCCCGCACAAAATATAAACTAATGCGTCCATAGTGATTTGACATTGAGCATTTTTCGTGTTATCCTTTAGGGGCAAGGGGGATTTCTCCCCCCGCCCTCTATTCGAGAAGTTTCTCTATCACAACGAGAGCCATTGTAATGAGGTTTAGAATTGCGGCTATCAGATTGAGCTTGCTTGCGAGGCGTTCACTCTGATTGCCGCTCTTCTTTTTGCGGTGTTTCTTGCTCAATGTGTTTACCTCCTTTCTGATATTATAATAACATACTATTGATAGTATGTCAATAGTTGTTTGTGAAAAAGTGCAAAAAAAATAAAGCCTCGGCGGATAACCCGCCGGGGCTTATTCTATACCGAGGAGCCAAAGAGGGGAAACGCCGAGGACTCGAGCGAATACGGGTATCTCGTAGTCGGGGACAAATCGCGTCCCGATTTCTACGCGGCTTATCGAGTCCCGCTCCATTATCACGCCCTCGACCTGTACCCGTGCCGCTAAATCCGATTGCGAGAGCCGGAGCTTGAGCCGCGCCTCGCGTATGCGCTCGCCGCTGATATTCTTTTTCCCGTTGTAGTCGTATATCTTCAAACGCTCCGCCTCCCTCGTGTTAATGGTCTGCAATTTTCTTGACTTTAACACGCGAATAAGTGATAATTGTGTTAAAGGTCAGCACGACCAAAATAAATTATAGGCGGAGGCTCATACCATGAAAAAGCTAAAGACTTGGCAAATAGTGTTACTCGTTATTTTCTATCCTATCGGTATTCTCGTTTTGATATATCGAACGTGGCGCAAATGGTCGCTCAAGAAAGAGCGCGAGGCGGCGGAGGGCGCACGGCGGGAGGCGCGGGAGCGCGAGGCGGCGGAGAGAGCCGCTCGACGCGCCGCCGAGGAGGAGGCTCTCCGGGCGGAAATGGACGCGCACGACGTACGGGAGTATCGTCTCGTCGGCGTTACTTTCAAGAACGAGGAGCCGCCATACCGTAACCGTCAAAGCATACTCCGCGAAATGGATAACGACGGAGCTCCGGCAAGCAGGCTCTCGTTGGAGCAATACGATTTCGAGGGAAAGCCCGCCGTCGGCGTTTGGTACAACGGCGAGCAAATCGGCAATATCAGCAAAAAGGACTTGCCCGAAATCCTCCCTCTCATGGATAGGTACGCCCGAGTCCGTTTTTACAACCTCCTCGGAGGAGAGGACGGCTTGAGCTATGGTATCGAGATAACCGTATATTTCCGCAAAGCATAAAGAAAGCGGGCGAGGGAACAATCCCCCGCCCGCTCGTTTTATCTCTTGTCCGGGATAGCGTCCAAAACGCCCGCCTGCTCGAGGGCGTTATAGATAATCTGCGCCACGGCCTCGCGTGTAATCGGCTGTTGCCAGCCGTAGTTACCCGCTCCGTCGCCGTTGAAAATGCCCTTTTGCTTGCAGTATTCCGCCGCCTCGCGAGCCCACTCGGAGGGAGTGTCGCCCGTATCGGCGCAAGAGGTCAGCTTTGCGCGAGCCTCGTTAATATCCATGTCGAAAACCTCCTCATTATCAGATAGCCGGGCTTTGAATTTCGCCCATTGTTCGTTACCGCTCGTGCCGTAATACTCGTTAATGTCGTCGCCCATAAACGGACGGGGACACCATTTCCCGGTTACGTCGTAGTGTCGGACGACATTCTCGGGAGGGATACCGTATTTCTCCATGAGATAGCGGGTAAACTCGACGAGATTATCGACGACCTCCGGCGTAAAATACCAATCCCGCACCATTGCAGACGCGGCGGTCGACGGGTCGAGCTTATAAGGCCGTACCTCGATACCGATAGAGTTTCGGTTTCTGCATTTCGGGTGGACGTACGCGCCGGACGTGCCGCAATGCCACGCGGTATCGGTATCCTCGACGCATTGATAGACGATATTCCCCTCGTCTAAACAGTAATGCGCGGAGGCTTGTCTATCCGCTCCGGCGAAATAGTTTGCGACCGCCTTTGCAGTTCCGAGGGAGCCGAAATAATGAATAACGATATACTCGACCTTGTTCCCGGAGCGGCCTCGCGTGTAATTGCGGGAGATAATCCGCTTTTCTACCGTGAGAGACATAGCATTATTCCCCCTTGCTCTGTTCGTTGCTCTCTACCGCGTCGCTGATTTTCTGCGTCTGCGTACCGAAGTAAAAAGCGATAATGACGGTGTAGACCATCATAAAATCTTGCCCGATTTTGCCGACAATGGCGAGATAGGCGAATACTCCGGTCAGTAGCAGAGTAACGAGGCTCTTTACGCTCAAGAGCGCGGCGAGCCGCTTTGTGATTTTCTCATTCATAGTGCAACCTCCTTTTTAACAATCTCGTTTTATTGCCGTGTCGTATGTAATTCCGCCGACCGAGTTCTCGGCCTTGCTCTTATTGAGCGAGAACGAGAGAACGGTCGCGGTCGCGGCCTGTAAAAAGGCAATGAGGGCGGTCAAATACGGGAGTGAGCCCGTGTAGTTGTTGGATACCGCAATATAGCAGAGGTCGAGCGTTGCCATAGTCGACCGATAGTCGATATAGAGGACGGCAAAAACAATGAGCTTGGAAAAGGTGAGATAGCCCTTGACGAAGCTCCACGCGGCGAGAGCCGCTTTTTTTATCCTCTTTTTTCGTGCTGTTTTGCGTCTGCTCATATCCGTTACTCCTCGTGTCCGTGGTGTTCTAATGCGACGTGTTGGTCGATACGTTTATGAGCCTGTTTCGCGGAGCTCTCTACCGCCGTCAAGCGGGTAATAAACTCCGTGTTTGTTTTTCGCTGTTCGCGGTTTTCGGATTTGAGGTCGTCTATGCCGCTTTTGATGTATCCGAGCTCGGTTAATACCGTGCCGGATTGCTTGCCGTCGGCCTCGCTGTCCTTTTTGCTGTTACGAAGAAATGCGACGTACGACAATACGCCGCCGAGGATTGCGCCCGCAATCCCGATAACTGCATCGAGTAGTTCCATAGGCTTTACTCCTGTTCTATGTAGTCAAGTTTTACCGTCGGTTTCCCGGGCAAAATCGGACACCCTCGGACGTGGTATATCTCGCCGTCGACGATAACGCCCTCGCCGTCCTCCTCGCCGCACACAAGATAAACGCCCGGCTCGGCGAGCCGCACCCATAAGAGCGACTCCCGGCGGGCGATTATCTCTCCGTCCCGTTCGACGGTGTATATTGCGCGGCTCATTCCTCGACCTTTTCCCACCCGGCGGGATACGCCTCGGGAGTCCACACATTGTCGTCAATGAGGGATTTGTAAAGGTCGTCTCCCCAATAGCCGAGCTCGTCCTTTGCAAAAGCGAGCCCCGCCGTAATGGTTTCGGGGATAATTCTCACGCCGTTTTTATAGTCGATATTCTCCCACAAGGTCGGCGCGGCCTCGGGAGTGTTTTCGGCGGTATCCCACAAGTCGACCGCCGCCCGCTTGAGTACGCCTTTCCAGTTGATACGCGTCCCGGCGGACACAAGCCCGCCGCCGCCCGTGAGAACGGGATAGAGTTCGACGGCGGCGGAGCCGTCTTTATCGTCAAGCCCCGCTCCCGCCGCTTTCTCAATCATTGCCCGGAGTTCGTACGCTCTTTTCGTGGTAATCATTCGGTCGCACCCCCTAACAGAATATCGAGCACTTTGTCGGACTCGGCGAGCATGAGCGTACCGCTCACGTCCTCGAGCTCGCCCATAGGCTCAACGCCGTTTAGCCCGTCCTCGGTCAGCCTATAAACGAAATCCTCGAGCCGAGTCATTTCCTCGCCCGTCTCCTCGTCTGTAAAGTCGATTGCGGTTTTCACGCAAAAGCCCTCGGCCTCCTCTTTCTCACACGGGATATAGCACCCGTTTTCGTGGAGTTTGATATAGACGGCGGTATCGGAGTATCCGACGACCGCGCCCTCGCTCGTGATTTTATACATTGCGCTTTACCTCCATTCTCGGCGGCTGTCCGAGCCGCTCCGTGTAATACGCCGTGAGCTCCGGCGTTGGCATTGTTCGGAGTAGGTTTTTCCAGTACAGATTATCAGCGAGAGGCCATTTCTCCGCCGAGAAATCCGCTCCCGCGTCGCCCTTGCCCGCCATATAGTATTTATACAGCTTGTCGAGCATAGCTTGACGATATGCGCCCTCGGGCGTGTTAGGTCGGAAATGTTCCCACCCGTTTTCGCTTGTAACGGCGCAAATGCTCCGACCGTCCGGCGCGTGGAGAAAGCCCTCGGCCTCGGTTACTACCGTACCATGTCGGAGATTAAACTCTCCGCCGATACCTTTTCCTTTGAAACGCCTGTAAACGACGTAATCCATAGCTTACCCTCCCGTAAATAGTTCCCGATAAAGCGTCTCGACACGTTGCGCCGCGTGGTAGGAGTGAAATCGTTTCATGTGTCCGCGCCATGACACGAGGGACGTTTCCACGTCCGCCGCCTCCATGCGCCCGGAGTCCACCCAACGGCGGAAAATCCGTAGCTTGCTCCTCATGTGCCGGATACCCTTATACGTCGCCTTGCGGATTATCTTACCGTTTGCGCCGTACCGAAATCGCACCTTGACGAAAGTAAAGCCCCTCGAGAGTTTGATTATCTGCGTCTTTTTCTCATTGAGCGTTATCCCGTGCTCGGCGCAGAGCCGCCGGAGCTCCCGGAGGCATTGCTCGAGCTTTCGTTTCGACGGGCTGATAATAATACCGTCGTCCATATATCTTTCGTAATGCTTCATGCCGAGAACGTCTTTAATGTAATGGTCTATCCTGTTCGGCAACGCGAGAGCCGCAATCTGCGAGACTTGACTCCCGAGGCCGAGGCCAACGTCGCCGAAATTCGAGATAAAATACTTTGAGAGCGAGAGGAGGCGGTCGTCGATACCGCTCCTCTCAAACTCTGCGAAAATTGGCTCGTGCCGCGCCCGGTCAAAGTATTTCGAGAAATCAAACACGAGAGCGTAGCCCTCGCGCCCGTATTTCCGATAGTGCCGGGCGAGGAATTGAGTAACCCGCTTTACGGAGAAGTCGTAGCCCTTGCCCCGCAAGCTCGCGCCGTTGTCGTAAATGAACGACCGGGAGAGCATAGGGACGAGGCAATAGTCGCATAGACAACGCTGTACGACGCGCTCGGAGATATGGACGCTCCGAATATGCCTCGGCTTTCCTCGTTCCACGAGGTCAAACTCATAAAAGCCCTTTGAGCGATACTTTCCCGCGAGTAATTCCTCGTGGGTCTTTGTGATGTGGGCGAGGGAGGAGGCTTTGTATCGCTGTGTGCTTGCTTTCCACCCAACGCCACGGACGGAGGCGCGGTAGCTCTCATAGAGCCGCTCAAACGAGAAAACCGTCTCGAAATCTCCGTACTCCCGGAGCGCGGCGGCTTTCTTTTGTGCTCGGGCGGCTTTTCGTCGCTGATAACGCGCCTCGCGTCTTTCTGCGCTGTTCATAATAAAATTGATACCTCGTACATTTCTTTCTCGGTGTGTCGTCTAAAATGCGTAACGGCGAGCCATGAAAGCGCGGGAGGCACACACCCCGCGCCCATGCAAGAAGCGTCCGGCTTTCCGTATCGTGGTATAAGTTTGTCCGACCGCCTCGGGGACGGTCAGAGAGGTTATATCCCCCTTTTATAAGGGGACGGCTTTCGCTCCTCTCGGAGTTATTCGGTCTGCCCCATACTGTTATAAAATCCGGGCGCAAAGCCATTCGAATTGTTCGCGTTGTTGTTGTTGACTGTGCCGTCGGTGTTCACATTCACGAAGTTCGTCGAGTTGCTCGAATTAGGCGAACGGAGCCACCAATTAGCGGCCTATACGGGATATAACCTAATCACTCGGGCGGCGCAAGCTATCGGCTCTTGTCGCTCCGTTTGATTTTTGAAATCTGCGAGAGCTCGTCCGTAATGAGCTTTACCCATTCTTTGAGGACGTTCGGCGGTAATTTCTCGTGGTTTACATTCATATAGGCAAGGTCGAGCGTGTCGAGCATAGCGTTATAGTACCCTTGCGCTTGCTCGTAAAGTTCTTTGCGGTTTTGCTTGTCCCTGTCGTTGTGTATGTAAATCAGATTTGCGGTTTTAATGAGCCGATACGCCTCTCGCGCCGCATTGTATAGCGGGAGCGAGAAATAAAAGGTATAGCTTTTCGGTAGTATCTTGACGCGGTTGTATGTGAATACATAAATCTCTCGAGCGAGGTTTATGTATTCCGCCGGGCTCTCGCCGCGTCGTGATTTTGGAACGGACATATTTCTCCTCCTCGCGGAGACTATGCGCCCATTGAGGGCGCAAGTCTCAAATGCCGAATTATACGCAAAAGCCGGGCGCAAAGCCACTCGAATAGTTCGCGCCGTAGTAGTTGAC